GTGGGCGCTCCGTCGTATTGGAATTTGAATGGCTTGCCATCTCCATACATTTCTCTAATCTTTGGATCTTCCTTTGATAAGTCTAAGGCATCTACTAGAGAGCTTGATGTTAAAACACCAAACGCTTCTTCTGTAAACGTGTCAACATTAACAGCCTGATCTATTGTTTTATTTAAATTTGCAAAACCACTTAGTAAATCCTTGCGGTTTTTAAATCTTTCTACTTCCATATTAAGCTTGAGGTCTTTCATCATTTCCCCATTGGGCTTAAATGGCTTGTGAGTGTCCCCTAAGTAACCTGCACCGCCAGCCTCTGACCAAGGCATGTGCTGGGTAGCCTCAGCTAACCCTACCGCAACTGGTACGGCAGGGTCAACAGGGCCTAGTATCTTAGAGGCACACGCTCCGATGGCAGGATAGCTAGTGCCTGAAACCATATCCTTACGGCTCCAGCCAGTGACACATTGGTAGCCATCATGTGAGCCATCAGATCCTACTACGGAACGTATAGCTGTAAATTTATCAAACATAGATGCTATCTGTGGAAAGCACTCACCGATGTGCACTCCCGCCACGTTGGTCGAGATCGGCTTGAACGGCCCACGAATTTCCGAAGGCGCTTCTGTTTTTATGTCCCACATATCCTGATGTGGAGGGCCACCACCCAAAAATATATTAATAACAGCTTTATGAGATGTACCACTCTGCTCTTGGGCACAGATAACCTGCGGCATAGAAAGAAGGCCAAGACCTCCTACAGACAAAAAACTCCTACGTGATAAATTAAGCATACTGCACCTCTAATTAACTAATACAGTTGGAACATTTACATACTTCGATATCGCATATACAGTCAGCATCCACGCAAGGACATTCGTTTTCACAAATGCCGCAAGCCACAGGCTGTCCGTCCATGCAACCAAGTGTCATTAGGACACCAAAAACAAAAATAAAACTAAGTAGCGTTTTCATATAATTATCTCCTTAATATGTTTGATAAAGATTTTTCTACGTTGTGGTTTTGCCTTTGTACCTCAGAGTAACACCGTCTTTTTTATACAGGCCTTTGCGGACATAGGTAAATACTTCTCCTGTTCTTGGGTTTTCGTATTTATATCTAGATTTTGATTTCTCCTCTGGCTTATCAGGGTCGCCTTTAGAGTGGTATATTCTATCTATTTCACTGATATAGTCTTTTGGCATTGTGATTCTCCTAAACTATTAAATCTTGTATAACTTTGCCACCATCTACTATTTCTATAGGTCTATCTCCGGGAGCCATTAATTCCTTATCAGCAACGATGCCAATTCTATTATATATTGTTGCTGCCCAGTCTTCAACAGTAAGGGCATTTTCTTCTGGTTCACTTGCGGTTGCGTTTGATGATCCGTAGACCATTCCTTTTTGTATCCCACCTCCGGCCATAACTACACTGAATACTTTAGGCCAATGGTCACGGCCAGCATTTGCGTTGATTTTTGGCGTGCGACCAAATTCAGATGCTAAGCATACCAATGTAGAATCTAACATTCCACGATCATCTAGGTCAGCAATTAGAGCTGCAAGACCTTGATCTAGCGCGGGAACTTGTCTGCGAATACCATTCTCAATGTTGTCATGCATATCCCAGCCGCCATAAGTCAATGTTACAAATCTTGTACCAGCCTCAACTAATCGACGAGCTAAGAGCATCCTAGCGCCTGCGGTGTTTCTACCGTATCTATCTCTAGTAGCGGCATCTTCTTTGTTAATATCAAAGGCATCTCTGGCCTTTTCGCTAGAGATTAAGCTGTAAGCGCGGTCGTAGAAAGAGTTTACTGCGTCTAATGAATCTGATTTTTCTTTGCTGGCAAAATAGTCATTTACCGCACCAAGCATTTTACGCCTTGTTCCAAATCTGTTGTCATTCACGTTGTTGGGAAGTCTAAGGTCACGAACCTGAAAACCATCACTAGCTGGGTCAGAACCTAAGCTAAATCCAGAAAACGAACTGCTTAAATATCCAGTACCTGCAAACTCGTTAGGCTGGTTGGGGATGCAGACGTAAGGTGGTAAGTTATGACGTGGGCCAAACTCATGCGCAACCACTGAGCCAATGGACGGATATTGGAGTGCTGGGCTAGGTCGATAGCCAGTAAACATATTATGTGTGCCTCGTTCATGAGCTGCTTCTCCATGTGTCATGCTACGAATGATGGTCATCTTATCTGTAATCTTAGCGGTCTTAGCTAACATTTCATTCAGTCTAATTCCCGGAACTATAGTTTCAATGCTAGACATCGGGCCTCTATACTCTAGCGGGGCAAACGGCTTAGGGTCAAAAGTTTCTTGATGAGCCATGCCTCCGGGAAGATATATAAAGATTACACTCTTAGCTGGGCCTTCTACGCTTTCGTAAAACTTTTGGTCAGCCTGAGCTTCTTGCATACGAAAGTAATCAGATAGAGAAATCCCTAGTCCTCCTAAGAATCCAACCTGCAAAAATGACCTTCGTCCTAAATTATTTCCTCTACATTTCATTATAGTATTACCTTTGCTTCACCTTCCAATAAGTATCTTGGTCTTCCGCCGTTGTCAACACGTTGGGTGCTATGATCTATTCCAAAGTGGTCAAACAGAGTTGCCTGCAAATCAAGCGGGCCTACAGGGTTCTCGATTGGGCTATAAGATCTGTCAGATGCGCCGATAGTTCTGCCGGTTTGATAATTTCCACCGGCCATCATCATTGGCGTAATTGCAGGCCAGTGGTCTCTGCCAGCGTTGGCATTGATCTTTGTTCTTCCAAACTCTCCAGTTACCACAAGCAATACTTTATTACTTAGCCCTCGTTGATCTAAGTCTTCTAAGAGCCCTGAAATGGCCTTGTCGATGGGCGATACTCTTTTCTTGAGAGCGTCTGAAATATTGCTATGCATGTCCCATCCGCCATAATGAAGAGTGACAAATCTTGTGCCATACTCCACAAGACGACGAGCTAATAACATTTGTTCGCCAATGTCATTTGCTTTTTCTGATCCATACAGAGCTTTAGTTTGTTCTGTTTCTTTATCCGTCGCAAACGCATCTTTGGCCGAACCAAGGATAACATCGTAAGCCTGACCTTTATAAAATCCAACTGATTCAGCGCCTGCTCCAGATATGTCTTTAGCCGCTGAGCCTATAGCTCCCAAGAGTTGTTTTCTGTTGCTGAATCTGTCGATTTCGATTCTTGGTGTGAGATTGTCTTTATTGGACGGATCAAATGGTTTAAATGCTCCACCCAACCAAGCACCTTCATCACCTTCAATTTTACCTTGTTTAACATAAGTTGGTACTCCATTCTGGGGGTGATTCGCACCATAGACAGCGGAAACAATAGAACCAAAAGAAGGGTACTTGGCTATAGATGTAGTTGTTCTTTCTGGGTTATAATGCCCAGTCATCATGAAGTGAGTACCTTGCCTATGAGATGAATCTTTATGGCTAAAAGAGTTGACGACATTGAGCTTACTTGTGTGTTTAGCTAGCTCTGTCCAGTCAGCGCCAAGAGTAATATTTGTTTTTGGGTCATGAATAGCTCCATTTATTGGTTGCCATTCAGTTGGAACCGTATCGTTAGGAGCGTGAAATGTTTCAAACTGAGTTGGCCCTCCTCCAAGCCACACCCAAATAACGGCTTTATCTTCATACGACAGAGCGTCTTGAGCTAAGGCATAATCAGACAAACCAACAGCACTTAATCCAGCACCAATACTCCCCACTCGCAAGAAGTTTCTTCTGTCGTATATAAAGTCTAACATTTTGATCTCCTGAATTCGTTGAGTTCTGAAATTGCAACATTGTGACAATCTGCTCGTACAACAAAATTATTTGAGGGGTCTATCTGCCCCTTCTTTAAATGTCGGGACTTCTCAAAATATTCATCGTGCCCAAGCCAACCAAGAACCCAAGCCCTTCCCCATCGTCTATTTTTGTTTTCTACTCTTACAAAGACATATTTATCACATTGTTGCTTTGTATTAAAATTAGCAACTGAGCAGTCATAGTATGGTTTTGGTTTTGAGGTACATCTCTTTGTTTTAACGTCGTACTTAATTCCGTCGTTATCTACAATGTCGTAATCATAAGTATTACTTATGGAACCTTCTATGACTACGTTTGCAACCTCTTCACCAATAAAGCCAGCTATATTGCCATCACCTTTCATAATGGAGTTCTTAATAACTCCCATCTCTCTGGATTTGGCCCATGCTCTTTTCTTCATGTCCTCTGTGATTTCTACTTGAATCATAGTATTTTCCTTATCCCGGAGCCTCATAGTGGCCCACGCTAAATCCTTCTGCGGTGCATCTTTTTACGGTTTCGTCCATTCCGTGTTTTTTAAGGTGCTCCTCTGTATATATACACATATTTTGGTCTGTTCCCGGCCAGTTGTTCTTATAAAAGTGACACAGCTTATTGCACTTCCAGTGATTCCTTGTGTAAGACATTGGTTTAGGGTTTTGGTTTCTACTAATTTGCTGGAATCTTAACTTTAACATTTCTAGAAACTTCTCTCTGTCGCTAGCGTCAAAGCACAGTGAGAACGGCCCACCGTCTCTAATAAAGAATATCGTCATTATAGCCTGCTCATAATCAGGAAAAAGTTTTGATATAGCGTAATTATATAGTAATAATTGGGGGTCTGTAAGTAGCTTCTCGTATGTCTTTTCTTCTCCGGTCGTCCAGTCTTTTCTTTGTCCGGTCTTCCAGTCAACTACCTCAATTATACCATCCTCTACCTCAGTTACAAGATCTATCGTCCCTTTTATTGCCAGATTTCCTGTAATTTTTTCTCCGTCTGGCATTTCGTAATCAAACCTAGCCCAGTCTTCATCTATTTCTATATCAAAATGAGGCTCTGCTGCGACGATTTTTCTGTTTCTTGGGTCAAACATGCCTTTGTTATAATTTATTGCTTGCCAAGTAAGATCCTTGCAAAATTTGTAATCTGCATTGGTGTACTTATGTACACAGCTGCTAGTATACCAATCGTAGCTCTGCTTTAATATGTCTTCAACGAAGTCATCGCTTTTTAGTTTCTTGCGGTTGAATTTAACGTCTCCTAAAGCGTCATCACTCAATAGCATTTTTTTGCCATCTTGTTGTAGGTGCTGACATCCGGCCAAAACTTCCATCACTTTGTGCACAATCGTACCTAACTGAGCTTTTTTGCCAGAAGTGGACTGATGGCCAAGTACATAGGTCAAGAAATACTGCATTTGGCAATAGGAATAGTTATTGAAACTTGAACTTCTTATATAAGTGACTAACATGTCAACTCCAGTTTATTAAGAACGCCGCCTATCTGCCGGCAAAAATCCTCAGTGCTATTTGAGGCGTTATCTATAATCAGGTCAAAGTTTGACCAGTCGTAGTTATCTTTATCTAGTGCTGTCTCGCTTGAGTGTCCATCTTCTTTAAACTCTCTAGTGAGCCTAATAACCTTACCTCCCGCAGACTTAATTGACTCTACTTCATTTGGAAACCTAACGTCGGCTATAATCGCTAGCGAACTCTGCTCTGAGGCTATTGTTCTGATAGTATGATTAACCCACACGTCGGTATTCATCCTTCTCATTACATCCGTGCCAAAATATTGTAATAGCTCTCTGGCCGTCATCTTTTTGCTTTTAATCTTGTAAGAAGGCGTGGGCAAGTCGCGCCAATAAACATCAGTTTCAGTATTTTTTTGATCATCAGTTCCATAGACTTGCTCAAAAGACAAGTCAAAAAATTCCATGCACAAATGCTTTAGCCCGTCTGCAAAACTATACAATTTCACATGGGGCCACATGTTGTGATGGGCATACTCCATAAATGCAGAATCCTTTCTAGTTATATCCAAAAGCCCGTACTCCGTAGACTCATCTACAGTAGTTTTTATTACAAGCTCTCCCTTCTCATTTATAGAAAAATCAGATATGTTACCCATACGCTTTAGTACATGCCCGTGCATGTAATTAGCCATTGTGTTTTTTCCTGATTGTTTCTTACCTGCAATACCAATTATATTCAACATTAAAACATACCTCTCAGTTGGGGTAAAATATCATCTTTTATTTGTTTAACATTCATATCTCCGACATCTTTTCTTGACAGTCTTGGAAATATGACCTTGAACATCCTACTCATTTGTCTTTGTATCTTTACTTTAGACTCTCTACCTGCTTGATCATTGTCAGTTAGTACTACTAGCCTAGTGACGCCACTATTTTCAAGTATAACCTGCTGCTGTGCACTGATGCTTTTCCCAAATATACTAACAGCATTGTTTACTCCGGCCTCATAAAGCTTCCATACATCTCCCTGCCCTTCTGTGATGAATAACGTTGAGTTTTGTTGGCCGCACTCTTTAGCTCTGTGATAATTGTAAAGGTACTTGTTTTTGTTGAAGCCTTTAGTGAATAGGAATTTGGGGTTAATATAGTCCTTAGTTGATCTTCCGATATAGGCTACCACTTTATCACCTTCTAGATTATGCACTGGTATGATCGCCCTCGACACCATGCTAGATTTCTTCTGAGAACAATCTCCGACATTAAAATGATCTAACGTGCTTGCCAAAAAACCTCTGGCCTGAAAGTAATTAGACGGTACAGTAACATTACAGTCAATACTAGCGACCACATCAGACTCATCAACCACAGGCCTATTCGATAGTGCCTTAACCAATCCAACAAAACCATCTTCCTCCACCTCCTTTTTTTCTACATTGACCTCCTTGTTATTTATATTCAACACCTTGCATGCCCATCTTAATGCTTTGGAAAAGCCAACGTCCTCGCCTTCCTCTTTGGATAGGACGCCCCTTATCAAACCCAGAATATCGTTGCCGTACTCGTGCTGGCAACTCCTAGTCCAACAACCCCAAATACCTCGATCTACGGAGTATGAAAAGGCATTTGGATTATCACTATGTTCGTGAACTGGGCATGGGCAGGTTATGTTATCGCCATTCTTTTCATATTCAATCTCAAGTTCAGCGAACACCATCTCTATGTTATTCCCAAGGAGCTTTTTGATCTTCTTCAAGTCCATCTTCTTCAATCTCCTCATTAATATTATCTAGGTTTTCTTCTTCAATAAGCCCAGTGTCGTCAACCGGCATTGTCTGGAACTCGTTTCTAGTTCTCAGCTCTTCTAATTTTGCGTACTCTCCATGCATCCTCAAGTTAATATAATTTCCATCGTCTAGTCCTGCTCCGTGTCTAGACACGATAGGAACCAACTTTCTGTTTCCAGCTCTTGGGCCGTCCTCAGCCAGCTCCTCTGGAGACTTTGACTTAAATATGGAGAATGATGTACATAACCAAATAAGCCTGTCAGAACCAGACACAGCGTCTGTTGACTCTTTAGTGATTCCATCTCTGTTTAACTGAACAAATGAAAGGCAAGGAAAATCATACTTGACGGCCAAGTTGTGCAGGTTCGTAATCTGAAATCCAAGAGCTTGGTATTCTTGAATGTTGTTTGATATAGAACTGGATGACATAAGTTTTAAGTAGTCATACACAACAACACAATCGTTAGTTCTGCCGTTCTCGTCCATTTTAACATCTTGTATGATCCATCTTTTAATTATGTTCAGTATTTGCTCAAATGGTTTTCCTGCAACGCTGACATAGTTGTAAGGTATAGACTCTATCTGTTTGACGGCTTCATAAACCTTTTGGTTTTTCTCATCGTCGTCAACAAACTTACCAGTAGACACCTCGTTGATTGGCACTCCACTTAAGTTGGCTATAATTCTATTCAGATGATCTTCCTTTGACATTTCCGTATCTAGCACCAGCACAGGTGTTCCCTGAGAGGCAGCATTGATCGCAACATTGTCAGCAAACACACTCTTACCAACTTTAGGACGTGCAGCTACTAAGTCAACACATTTTCTTCTTAGGCCACCTCCGATAGCGTGGTCATATCTAGGGAATCCAGTTGGTATCCCCACAATGTCGCACTTGTTTTCAGAAAGAAATTCAAGGTATTCTAATGCGCCGTCTCCGATCTTCTCGGGCTTCTCGCCTCCGTCATCTTCTCTTAAGAAGTCCATTACAGGCTCTTCAAGCATGGAGATTATCTCGTCGATTGATTCTCCCCCATTGACATTATCCATGTCCTTGTGGATTTTAGTTGTCAGCTTTTTGATTCTTCTTGCAAACTCATACTTCTTAATCTGGACTGCAAAGCTAAATACATTACCTTGATTTACAGGGAAATCAAACAGAGACCTAATATATGAAATTTCTTCTTTGCTTTCAACTCGCTCAGCGTGCCCCAACTGAGAGGCGGCAGAAAGTATAGATGGAATATCTACGGACGAATTTGATTCAATTACTTTTTCAACACACTTAAAGAGCACTTGATTATTTTGATTGACAAAAGAATCCGAGCCAATAATGTCTGCTATTTCAACATAGGCATCAATCCCGTATTGAAAAAGCGCAGACAATACTGCTCTCTCTGCTCCAACATCTGATAAATTATGATCCATACTATTTCACGCAATAATTACAACGAAGGAATTCACCACTAACTAAACTGGCGGAAATCTCAAAGGTTTTCCCGCAAACATGACATCTCTTTTTTACTTTCTTGGCCTTTGGCCTTCTTCGGGCTGTCGGGGTAAAGTCAGGAGTGGAAACATCTTCATGTTCTCCAGTATCTTCCCAAGTATTTTCTTTAGCGCGCACAGCCTCTTTTCTAGAACCAGAGCTCGGTCTGGAAACCGAGAAATCGTCGGATACAGACCTTTTTGGCTCCTCTTTCTTATTTTCAGCCTCTAGCTTTTTCTGTAAAATCTTTTGCAGTTCTTCAATGCTTAAATCTTCTGGGTTCATACTCTTTTTGCCCTTTCTAATAAGATATCACCTTGACGTTTGAGTTCGTATGTTTTGCCCTCAAGAGACTGGAGTCTAGCCTCGGCAACAGCCCTCATACTGTCAACACTGGCGGCGAAACTATTTTCTTTGATAATTATTTGTCTCTTAACGTCATGTTTAGTATATTGGTCAAAGTTGTGCAGATTTGCTGCGACGAGTTTCTCTATTTGGTCTTCGCACCAACTGAGAGCAACTTTGTTCTTGTTTATCTCGTCTTGTATATAGGTAGAATACCCATACAATATATAAGCAGTATCAAACATTTCCTGAGTAGTCATTTTTGATAGGTCATCTTTTGTAAGGTTTGCAGCTACAACATACTCTACATTAAAAGAAGAGTACGAAACATTAGACATAGCTATGTACTCATCTATTGATTTTATGTGATCTGCTAATCTATCAGATGCCTTTAATTGCTCTTCTCCACTCATCATCATCTCCTGAATATTTCAAAGTTATAATTTCAATACCGTTCAGTTCACACCATTCTATTTTATCTTCATCTCTGCCTTTTGCAAGTAAAAAATCTGCTTTTGTTCGATGAAAGAACGGTATGTGTTCATAGTGCTGCCTCCCGTGAACCTCAAAAGCCTTCTTGATATTAGGGATAAAGAAGTCCAAATACAACACTGACTTTTTATGGGAAGACGTACTTCCCGGAAGTTTTACCTCTTCCAAAACTCTATAACTATGGTAGACCTCATTTATTATCTTTCTAGCTCTGATATGATGCTTTGACCTTTTCCTTTTATCGTTAGCTTTCACATCGTACTTAGATAGATTAAGATTATATTCTCTACCATTAAGCCCTAGAACTTTCAAAATAACTCCTTAATCTTTTCGTATATAAAATCGCAAACCTGACTATTTTCATTTAGGAATTCTGTTAGGTTGTTTACCCCTTGGAACTTAAAGAATCTTTCAATGTCTTCATCCTTGTCACCTACCTCGTTTTCTTTCAGTAGTTTTGCGATGATGGGTTCATCTTTCTCGTCTACTGCACATTGAACTGTGTACCAAGCTCCAGCGGTCTTGATGAGCCTAAACTCACAAGCGATCTGAACAACTTCCTGTACCTCATCTAATCCTATTCCATATCTAATCCAGCTTTCAGCAGTAGAGTTTGGTATACCTCCAGCGTTGGATGTTTTGATATTCCAATTTGCAATTTGCCCAACGTGAGGCCCAGTTTGCGCAGGAACCTGCCATTTTCCACGATGCGTAATAACCATATTTGTTCCGGCCTGATACTGTAACATATTACCACAGTCAGCCATTTTCATAGGGGCGTATCTGCTACCGCTGGTGTTTGCAATATTGTGGGTAATACAAATAATTATGGTCTTGTTCTTAGTGACTGATCCGCCTATTCTCTTAAAAAACATTGACAATAGCCTTGGCAGCGAGTTGCGCACGCCAGTCCTCACCTCACCCTCAAGCTCAACTTTGGGAACCATGTTTGATACTGAATCAACTATGATGAGACACTCTGGGTCGTTGTTAATGTAGTACTCAATAATATTAAGGAAGTCCTCGGCAGAAAGAACTCTATCGTCTGTAGACTCGACAATTAAAATTTTCTCTGGGTCTAGTCCCTTTATTCCATCAAAGTTTTGCTTTGCCAGCCTACCCTCTGTATTAGCGTAGATGACTTTCTTACCAAGCGATTGACATTTAGCAGCAAAGTGCAGGGCGGTCGTTGTCTTTCCGCTTTTGGGGTCTCCAGTCATGACAACACAACTGCCTTCTCTTAGCCCTCCTCCTAACGCTATATCTAATGCTGGAGATACGCCAATAACTTGTAGGCTGTTCAGATTGTCTAGCACCTCAGAGCCTGTTCTTACAACATCTCCATACGTTTGTACAACACTGTTGCTTACTACATCTTCGGTGAACTTATTGGTCTTCTTTTTCTTTGCCATCTAATCCTCTCAATCTTTGTAGACTTGATTTTTTTCCAAATGAGGTTGATCTTGATTTTGGTTTTTCCTGTATTACTATAGTACTCTCGGTAGGCTTTTGAGACTCAACAATATTCTGATATTTTGAAATAATCCTATCAATGTTTGGATAGCCGAGCGAGTACACATGAGACAGCTCCTTTGAGTTTATGGCTTTAACTATGGCAGAACAGTCGTATTTCTTGGCTAACCGATTAGCCAATATCACTTGGTAAGAGTAAGTCTTTTTCCACTTCTTAGTGTTCCAAAACTTATAGGCCTGAGTGCCTTCATTTTCTTTTTGAGCCATGCGCGTACACATTATCTCTGCTATATATTGCGCGCACGTACAGTATTCCCCCGTAGATGGGGATTTATAATTACTTTTGTCAGTTCTGTCTTTTGTCATTCTTGTAAACTAAAGCCTCTTCAAAACAGTTTTCAACATCATCTTCGTAGGACTTATCCTCGATTATCTCTGGTGTAGTCCATATTTTTTTTCTTACGGTGTCTCCATCTATCACACCGACCGTAATACATTCTCTGCTTACGCCTCCCATCTCCCCAACCACAGTGGGGACTAGGTAAACGCCGCAGCCAGATCCGGAGTACACATTTTCGCAATGCGAACGGAACTGTAAATCAACGCTTGTTATTTCAATTTCTTCTTGGTAGCATTTGGCTTTGATATTTTTCCAATGTCTAGCCTGATTGAAGTAAAGCTCAGAACCATTAGAAAATTTAACATTTACCCAAGTACTGAAATAATCCTCACTTCTCATATCAGCAAGAAAGTCATTTTTATTACTATGAACTTTTAGTTCCTGTGACACAACCTTTTCTCCTCGAATAATTATTAGTCCTAGCTTTAGATGTCTCTGCTAGTTCGGACGCTGTTTCCGTCATTGTTACAACACCCTCCTGCCTAGCCATGCTTGTTCCAGCATTAATAACATCTTGCGGCTCTTCCTTCTTTACCAGCTCAATATGTTTTTTAACTGCGCCAATGGGTCTGTCAAGCTCTTTGGCAATCTGCTTTGCCTCCAAAGTTTTATAGTGTCCTTCAACATAATATTTTTCCGCTTTTCCTAATGGGCCTTTTTTAGTCATTGATAAAACTCCTCTGTGTCCTTGTCATGTATAAAGAATTTTTGGTTTTAAGGTATAGCATGTAATAGTCAAATGTTTCTCTGCTTACCTTTTTGTATTTAAGATCAATAGCCTTCTCTCTGTGGGCGTACATTCCTTTTGGGTCATACGGCACGTTGTTGTGGACTTTCAAATATGTAGATTCATTTCCTTTTGCTTTCACTAGTTTCGCCACGTCAAGTTCTTTTTCGTTCAAGACTGGCTCTCCATTCCTGTCGTACTTTTGTATGATCTTCTCGTTTGAAAGTTCTGCATTAACATTAGGGTCTAGGTACTTCATTTTTTCCCCTTTAAAATATAGTTTTGTTTTTGTTGCTCAGACATCTTATTTATCTCCCCCTTTGTGGCTTTAGCATGCTTGCTATATATGGTCTCACTAGCATTGGGCTTTGATTCTTTAGCCTTAGCTTCAAGCTCTGACTTCTGATAAGAACCCATGTGTCTTGTGTTCTTGTCTGCCAGCTGGCCAATAGTAGATATATTTTCTACGAAAGCAGCCCTACCTCCGAATATAACCCTAGATAGTGAATGTTCACCACATTTCTCACATAGGGTTAGCGGGTCGTCTTTAATAGATTGCAATACATCTTTAAGCTCATGACCACAGTTCTTGCAAATATAGTCATAATTAATCATAGTAGTCTTCCTCTAGAGCCTCAAGGACTCTTCCAATTATCCCATTTCTTTGTATGTCTTCGTAGTAGAGTCGGCTTATGCCTACGCCTTCTACTCCTTCTAATCTATCAATACAATTAAGCAATCCGCTGAACTTGCTTATGTCTGTTTGGCGTATATCACCATTAATCAATACCTTAGAATTTTCCCCCATTCTAGTTATGAACATTTTTATTTGCTCTAGGGTACAATTCTGTGCCTCGTCAAGTATCATATAAGCATCGTGAAAGGTTGCTCCTCTCATAATTTCCAGCGGTTCGTACCTAATTCTACCATCGTTAAATAGTTTACCGTAATAGTCCCTACCAAGAAAGTGTTTTAAGTTTTCCTCCATTGGAAGTAAGTACGGTTTTATCTTCTCGTCTAGTTCGCCCGGCAAGGAGCCTATGTCTTTACCCGCGCACACAAGAGGACGTGTTACTATGATTTGCTCTAGCTCGTCCCTGTATATATGATTGGCCGCTATTCCTGCGGCTATGTAAGATTTTCCGCTACCAGACGGCCCAGTGCAAAAAATCACATCGTTATCTACTATATCTCTAATATAATCTTTTTGGTTAGGCGTTTTAGCTGTTATTGGAACAATCCTACGCCTATCATTTTTCTGCTGTTTTCGAGATTTTCTCATCTATATCCCTTTTTATTTGCCGCTACTTCCAAACCCTCCCGCACCTCTGTCGGAGTTCTGTACCGTATCGACTTCTAGTAATCGAAATTCTGGAACTTCCTGAAATAAAATTTGTGCAATTCTATCACCTTCCTCTACTTCCAACCATTCGTGCCCAGTGTTTAGTAGGCAGACTTTGACTTCTCCCCTGTAGCCAGAGTCAACAACTCCAGCCAACACGTCTATACCCTTTTTTACAGAGAGTCCTGATCTTGGCCATATAAGGCCTACAAACCCTTGTGGTACTTCAAGGCATATACCAGTAGAGAACGTTGCCCTTTGGTTTGGCCCTAGAAATCTTTGTTTTATGGCGTATAAATCCCACCCTGCATCTGTATCATTTGCCCTAGTTGGTATAATAGCTTTAGGGTCAAGGCTTTTAACATTAATTGTTTGACCGGCAAATCTTCCGTAACTGTAGCTGTGTATCCCATTCATAGTTTAATATCTCCAAAGTCCATATCCTCAAGGTCGTTAGTACTAGCGCCAATTTTGTATGAGGTAATCTCATGCTCTTGTGGTGCTACCTGAACAGCCTCGCTGTTAATCCACGGCTCTGTCCATCCAGCTATTGGATTTCTTAGTCCAGAGTCATAAGGTAATTTAATAGTTTTTCTACGGCTCATGCAAAGCCAGTCTATGTACTGATGCATAACTGGCTCACTAAGACCAATAATGGAGCCATCTTTGAATAAGTAAGAAGCCCATTTCTTCTCCTCAGAGGCAGCGCTTTCAAACATTTTTATTGCATCTTCTTCACATTCCTTTGCTGTCTGCACAAAGCCTTCGGACTTCTCGTCTCTCAGGATTTTCAAAATCTGTTGAGTATTATGCAGGTGTATAGCCTCGTCTCTTTTAATTAACTTTACAATATCCGCATTGCCAACCATCTTTTTGTTTTCAGCAAACGCAAATGCGCAAATGAATGAAACATAAAACCTAACAGCTTCTAGAATATTAATGCTAATTAGTGTTAGATATATCTGTTTCTTAATATCGTCAACTTTTTTGCTAGTGCTTAGCTTTCTTAGTTTATCGTATTCTTTTACTGCAACATCTGCTCTGGCTACGATTTCTTTATCCGTAAGGCAAGAGTCAAGAATTTCGCTAGGGTTAGGATACACGTTCTTAATAATGTATGTATAACTGTAGCTATGGATCTGTTCAAAGAACTGCCAAACATTAAGGCATGCTTCTAGCTCTGGGTTTGAAACGTACTCTTGGATTGTAGGAACACCTCGGCAGATTACTGAGTCCATCATAGTCTGGTATTTTAGGTTTGATGTAAATATAAACCTTTCATTTTCAGACATGACAGAGTCATCTTTGAAATCATTTCTATCCTTCTTAAGCTCAATTTCTTCAGGTCTCCAGAAAAACTCTAGCTGCTTCTTATATAGGTCGAAGAATACAGGATACTTGAATTTATCATATCTCTGAAGCGATAAGTCTTCGCCCAAGAATAATGGCTGCTTGAGCGTATCAACATTCATTTTATTCAAAACACTTTTCATTATATAGCGCAGGCTCCACCTTCACATACTGGTTCTTGTTCTAGTTTACCATCTCCATCAGGAGTATTGCAATAGTACAGATTTTTTACTCCGTACTTATAGCTAGTGATATTGTCTTTAATGATTTGGCTTAATGGTATTGAGCCGTCTGCATAGTGGTCATAATTGTAATAAAGATTTGCACTAATGCTCATATCAACAAACTTTTGCAACACTGCCACAATTTTAATTATAGCATTATTATCTTGCATGTCAAATGCTAAACTGTAATATTTCCTACCCTTATGATAGTTCGGTACTAACTGTTTCAACACACCGTTCTTGGCCTTTTTATAGGAAAGGAGTTGTCTGACTGGTTCTATCCCATTCGTGCTATTCTGTATCACCGAACTAGACTCGCAAGGCATAATGGCCGACAAAGTAGAATGCCTTAAACCGAACTCCTTGATTCTACCTCTAAGCTCTTCCCAGTCCATAGTGTATTCTGGCTTGACTATTTCATCAACGGTTTTTTTGTACCAGTCTATGGGTAACATACCCTTAGAATATTTGGTGTCTTGAAACTTTGCACACGAGCCAAACTGTTCCGCAAGCCGGCAAGAAGAATCTAACAGATACCATTGAATCTTCTCCATAGTTTCGTGAACTTTCTTGGGAGTTTCTGGGTCGTCATATTTCAATTTATTCTTAGCTAGAAAACCAGCTAGATTTGTAACTCCTATTCCTAGAGACCTTCTGTTCTTGGTGAAATTCTCACCAGCTAACACGGGGTAGTCCTGATAATCAATTACAGACTCTAGTGACTCTACTGCATTCTTGCAGGCAACCTGAATGTCTTTTTCCGAGTTAAGCTCGCCTAGATTCAACGCGGATAAAATACAAATTCCGATCTCTCCTTCGGGATCGTCGATAGAGTGTATCGGAACAGTAGGGTGTATGATTTCTTGGCATAAATTGCTCATATGTACAGGTATATCCCAAGAACCATTCTCATTACATGTGTCAATGTTCATGCTATATATACGTCCAGTTTCAAGCCTTTCTCTAGCAAATACCTCAGCTAACTTTCTGGCGCTTACCTTTTTCTTCATCTTAATAGTTCTTGAATTTTCATACTTCACATACAACTCTTCAAACTTCTTGTTGTCGCCAAACGCTTCGTACAAACCTTTGGCTTCATGTGGGCTGAACAGTGTTATGTCTTCATTCTTTATTAGTCTATCATAAAACAATTTGCAGAACTGTATTGAGTAGTCCAGCTTCCTGACTCTATTATCGTCAGTACCTGCATTATTCTTTAATACTAATACGTCTTCAATTTCATAATGCCAAAAAGGGACATGAACAGTGGCAGATCCTCCACGAAGCCCGTTCTGAGATGTTGCCTTAACGGACGACTCAAATATCTTTAGATAGGGAATTAGTCCAGTATGGATCACCTCTCCACCTCTAATGGGAGAATTTATTGGCCTGACCCTACCAGCATTCAAGCCGATTCCAGCTCTTCTGGCTGTGTATTTTCCTACAGCGTGTACGCTAGAGAAGATTCCGTCTAGGTCGTCATCCACGTCCACAAGAACGCACGAAGCGAACTGCTTAATAGTTGATCTAACGCCAGCCATGATTGGAGTAGGTAGATTGACTTTAAAAGTGGAATAAGCATCGTATGCCTCCTTTACTCTCTTCTTGTTTCCCGAAAATAGGCACATGGCTATGCACATGTATGCTATCTGTGGTGTTTCGTATATAATACCAGTTGTTCTGTTCTTGATGAGGTATTTATCAATTAACTGTTGTAACCCAGAGTAGGTAAACATATTATCTCTGTCATGTTTGATATAAGCAGCTAGCTCATCAACATCTGCTTTATCCCAATCGTCTAACATTTGTTCATCATAGATACCATTGTCTATCATTAGACATATGTGGTGGTGTAAATCTGGAGGGGTAGTAGCGTGCTTCCATACTTTCTTGCGTAAGCTCATGTTCAAAAGCCTAGCCGCAACGTATTGATAGTTTGGCGATGATTCAGAAATTAAGTCGCTAGAACTCTTGATGAGTATTTGATGTATCTCGTCGGTAGTTATTTTATCTCTTAGAGAGAGATTCATGTTCATCTCTATGTCTGACAGGGAAACGCCGTTTATCCCCTCTGTGGCCCACTCAACAACTTTGTGAATCTTTTCAACGTCATAACTTTCTAGTTCGCCACTGTGTTTAGTTACTTGCATAGCATCTTCCTTGGTGTAATAAAAAACTCGCCCATAGAACGAAAGCCTACAGGCGAGTAAGGTTTGTAACTTATTTCAAAAAATCGTTCATGTCAATTATTATAATATATGTTTTAGGGATTGCAAGTAAAACTTATTCTTTTTCAGAATTATCTTTTGCCCACTGCGTTGCAGTGCCTAACAGCAAAGCGGCGATTGGTACAACCAACGCTGTTGCGGAACCCCAATCAATATTACCAACTTGCGTGCCAAGATAAGTCAATCCTGCTGCAAGTGACACAAACAATGTGTTTAGGCCTAGCTTTTTGCCGTCAGCCCAATTTAGTGACCATTTTTTAGAACCCATATTAATACTCTCTTTCTAAGCCTCTGTAAGGCTAATAAGGAAACCTCCGTGTTCATTGTCATTTAATCTATAAGGATATCCAGTCATCCTCATTTCCTGTCCATCGGAAGTTACAATTTCTTTTGAAAACTTCCTATTCATCTTTAAACAAGACTCAAATTCTTGTAGGAATTCTTCTCTCTCGTCTTCATGAATGTACGTTATCCAGTCAAACCCTTTTATGTCTGTCAGTGTTTGTCCTGTCATCTTATAGAAAGGCTCATTAGTCCATACTAACCTTCCCATATTATCCGTTTCAAATAGTGGTGTGTTGCTGTAGTGCAGAGATGCTTTGGTTCTTTGCTCTATAATTTTTTGTCTGTTCTCCATTCTGCCGCATGTGTCATTCAAATTTAACACAGCGTCTTTTAGACTTCCACCACCATTACAAGTGATTTCTTTTTCTATTGTTGCTATAGATTTAACAACTTCATCGTGCTTATCTACAAACTTCATAGCGGGTCGTAAGACCTTGACCCAAACCCCTCCTAAAAATCCTATCAGCGTGGTTAACATTGTAAGTATAAGTGTAATGTTTTCTATGCTCACGAGATAACCCCTTTCATAATTAGGAAAAGAAGAGGAAGCCCCCGAAGGGGCTTTCCTCAGTGGGATTATGTACCTTCTCGCAAATCACGACGTTTGTAGTCATCCTGCTTAGGAGTAGGACTCCCTTGCATGTAGACAATATCGCCGGGCTTAGTACGAGTTGCAAACACATCGTCAAAAGTACCGACAGGAACAAGGCCGTCACCGCTAGGATTAACCCAACTAGCTGTATTGCCTGCGCCAGTACCCTTTGTTCTATAACCGAACAAGCCACTTCCTGCTGGTTCTAACACATCAATAGATGTGTCCGAGTAAGCTCCAGCTCTCTTGGTTGACTTAGATGGATTAGTTACATTGATACCTGCGTATTCTCTTCCAACTACCTGAAGTGCTGTATTGCCGCTTCCAGAAATTGTCGTAGAAACTCCTCTGATAATAAACTGTGGGTCAGTAGCTGTTCTGTTCGTTGGCTTTGGTGTAAAAGCCATTGAAGTTCCAACTCCAGCCGTAGCTGATGTAATACCAACGCTATCAGTAAACATTGGGTGGCTATCTACTCTACCACCAGTGTCAGTGTCTATAGCCACGACTTTTGAACCATATTCGCTGCCAGTTGCTAATTCGTTTAGACCTTTGGCGCTTAAAGCGCTTCCAGTCACCGCATCAGCCGCTTGCATACCAACAATAGTACCATTATTTTTGTTCTCTGCCCCACCGGCAGATTTCGCTGCTTGAGTAGCCATAATAACTACCTCCTAATAAAAAGTTTAGAAATGTTAAAGTTTCCAGTTCCGCAGCAAATCCTAATTTTCCTACCATATTATACACTTATTTGAGTCGGCTCGACAGTAATTCTGAAGATTTTTTCAGTCTTCTTCTGGTGGATTCTCTATTCATATCGTGCCTATTTGCGATCTCATTTATAGTATAGCTAGATGTACGGTCTTTTACCAGCCCAGAATTTGGAAGATTATCTATTTCGTCCATCATATCAATCTCAGAAACGTGATCTTCGTGAGATGCGAGGAATTTATCTAAGTCTCTTCCACCAGAAGATCTGTCTTTCTTCTTAAACTTAACTTCCCTTATGCACTCGTATTTAACCCCATTAAAAAGGTATGTGAGAAATTTGGAGTTACCATTTTCATCCCAGTGCATAAGAGATTTCCACAAAGCATTTAGCTTGCAAGTATAAATTTCATCTGGTGACAGTTGTTTAGTAAATGTACTAACCGCCTTATTCATGATTCCCTGTACGTTTTTATTTTTCAAAGCATTTTCAATCTTATCGTCCATAATTACCTCATAATAATCTTTTTTCTAAATTTTTCCTCACGGCCTTGAAATCAAACATTTTTCCAATGCCTATGAAGAATCTGTATCTGCTGCAAATTCTTAAAAGTTCAATTCCTTCAATCCTTTCTAATTCTGATACTATCTTCTTAGATAAATTGAAGTTTGTGTGACCAACCCAGCAGTCAAAGTTGGTTAACATAGATACTTCATTAATAAATTGTTCTGAAAGGTTCATCTGCGTAGAAGAGTCAACAAATTGCACTTCTTGACCGCTTTCCTGTAGATCTCTCATTATACTTTGATATTCTTGCTCTTCTTCTTGTGTTATTTCAGGCTGTAGGCTTGCTAACATGTCTTGAAGAAATGGAGATGTTAACTGGTCTTCTATGACGCTTTCATATTTTTGCCAGCCAATCTTCTTCTTTCTCTTCATGGTTGTCTCCCTAATCTAATACTTCTGATGGACTTATTAAAGGTTCGTCTTCATCTCCTTCATCTTTTGTGGAGTCAGCAAATACTGACGCTAACTTAGTTATAAGTAGCAGATAAAGATCTGTCCTATCCTCCTCTAAGAGGCCATTCCTGAGCATTTCCAATGTGTCGTGGCTATAAAGCCCTGTATTTATCCCGCTTAGTAGCGCCGCCATCATGATTGTGGCTGCATCGTCAAATTCTTTCATTTCAACATCAACAAAGGCTTGCCCTTCTGATGTCATATAATATGTGACCGCAGCTACTACATCAGGCGTGTCGTCCTTGATCTCTTCCTTTTTAGGTTGAACATCAGGCTTTTGCTTCTTAAAAAAATCAAACATTTATATCCAACGCTTTCATTATTGACTCAGCGGTGTTTCTCCAGCTAAATTTCTTGGCTGTTGCGACACCCTCTTGGTTGGTTCTTACCTTGTTCTTGTGTACATATCTCATGTGTTCTATAGTGGCTTCTACTTGATCTTCACCAAAATTAGCCCAATTACCCTGACCATGAAACCACTTCCCGTCAACAGCTTCCTCTGTGCTATTAATCGGGATAAGGAACGAGTTTTCTTTAGTACAAAATTCAGTGTGAGCTGAAAAATCTGTAATAATTATTGGCTTACCACAAGACATCATTTCTAAAGCCTCTAGGTTCCAGCCCTCTGCCCTTGAAGGGAATACTCCACAATCAACAGTGGACATTATATTATACACCTCTGCTTGTGTTTCTACACGATCCAAGATTCTTATTTTATCCCCCATTGGGGTGCTTTTGTACTTGTCAATCCACTTCATCTTTTCTTCACCTTGAACAAAGGGGTTCTCACACATCATCCAAAGCTCAACATTGTCTGACGGGGTAAATGCTTTGTTGAATATGTCGGGTAAGACATCGTGTCCCTTCCTAACCTCCCACTTGCCGCAGTTAAAAAATATTGTACCATCTCTATCCTCGTTGTCAAGAGAAACTTCTGGAAAAAGATTGGTATCAACACCAAGAGGTGCTATATGTACGTCGTTGCTAGAAATATTTACTTGGTCTATAATGATGTCTTTAGCCCATTGCGAGCATACAAAAACTTTATCAGGATGGCTTAGGTGATGCTTTTCCATGTCATTAAACTTGTCCAACTCAAATATTGGGAAACCAGCCTTTATACTATTACCAACAAATTGAGACATGTCATGTTGATGCCATATTCTTAAACAAGGCGCGTCATAGTTGGGCATCTTAGAATTTCTGATTGTCTCTGTGAGTATGTCGTAGTCGTCCTGACTGGTCACTGTGGGTTGCCCAATGGGAAACAATGAGACAGGCGCTATCTTGTCAAGCTCCTTAACAATGTTGAGTCCAGCTATTCCATACCCTAACTGATTAATTGGAGATATAATATTTAACATTAGTATTTTCCTGAATATATGGTTGGTGTGTACAAGGCAATCATACTTGGATTCATAAATATACTGCTACCTCTCTTCTTCATCTCATTGTGGAAGTAAGCCCATTCATTAACAACAGAGCCGTCTTCATTTTGTACAGCATCAAATTTACAATCTATTGCTTCTTGGTATTTGTATATTCCTAGCCCATTGAAATTCGAGTTAACTTCAACTATTTCTTCGCCCCTCTCAAAACACAACTCATTTATTTCAGCCGAGTCAGGAACATCTGTCATTTTGGCATCAATGTCTCTCCAAGCCCAAGTGTCATAGAAGAGTGGCTTGTACTCGGAGAAGGTTGTTCCGTCGGAGCCAACATAAGTTGCGTCAACATATTCTAGGCCATTGGCTGTTATTGCAGACCAATTATCATATGAGAAGCTGTGACGTATACCATCATAAGACCAGCCCCCTTCTAAGTCCAAATCTATAACAATTATATAGTCTGCTGGAAAAAACTTATTAAGAAGTCTCACTCCTTCAAAAGATATATTTCTTAGACCAGCTAAGTATCTGGGCCTGTCAAGTTCTCTTGTTTTACTGAACATAGGCGTGCCGGTTATCTCTTGCGCTAGTGTTGTCTTGTTGTCGTTCTGAAAGTATTTTCTAAGAGCTTGACTTGTGCCATCATTTGAATCGTTTTCATAAATTAATATTCTATAGTCGTTGAACAGCTCACCCGTCTTTTTAAGTCTAGCGACTGTATGTTTTAGTACAGGCATTATGTTTCTACATAGACCAGTTATTATAACATTTTTAGAAGAAGCAACAGATGCGCCTTGAGCTACTCTTCTAAGATAGTCATTGCTGTCTTGAGCTGCAAATAATTCTTCTGGAAAACGTTCGTGTAGAAAATCTTTAGTGTTCATGTTGCGCTAGACTCCTAATTAGTCTTTTTCATAGCGATCACTAGAAAATCCTGCACTGTTGTAATGTCATCAGTCAGACTGTTCCTAACAATATTCTTTGACTCTGTTTTATTATAGCCTAAAGCCACTAAAGCGTCCACACAATCTTGCTGTAAAGGGTGTACTTTAGGGTTTGATTTTTTGGTCACTTGAGGTGTTGAACTCAATTCTTTGACCATCTTTTTGAGTTCTTTAACTTGCTTCTCTAGACTTTTAACTCTAGGATTTACTGTTGCTCTCTTTGTCGCAGGCTTTGGAGCAGGCTGCACAGGCTCTGGGTCATTAAAGAAGTAGAAGGCTGCTGGATCGCCAGTCTCCTCGTAAGCACAGCCAGCGAAGAAGTCGCTGTCAGCAGTAGTTTCATAATCCCAGCCGTCTTGTAGAGATATATGTTTCGCTTCGCTCATGCCTTTCATGAAGGCAGACATAAGGATGCCTACAAATATAATTGCTGGTAATACTACTATTAGAGATAACATAAAAAGCACCTTACGGGTTCAGAAAGTTTCTGTTTATTATAACATCAATCCTACCGCTGTCAAGCGATAACTTACCTTTTCTTCCCCCGTTTCGGCTTTTATTTTCTATTTCTGTCGGCTTGGGTCAGTAAATCCGATGTCAAGACCACCTTTAATGTCTTATATCGGCCATTTTGATCCTTACGCATCACTTATTTTTTATAAAATTTTTCATGTCAATAACCTCATGTCGTCAACGCATAGGACTGGTCTACCGGTCACTTGGTTTATTTCAATAGCCTGAAGCATATCACTTTCAATAAATAATTTTGCGGACTTGTCTTCCATGTATTTTATAGCCTTCCATCTGCCGAAGCCAATCTGCTGCCTTTCTTGATGGGTTTCAGCTGGCATCATACATAGTTCTCCATACTCCACTCCGTACCTTGAGAGCCACTCCTCGGTTTCCTCTCTATATTTTTCCATCCTTGCCGTAACTATTTTTTTAACTTTATATTTGGGTAGGTATAACGGCTTGACTTCACGGATGAACTCTAGATATTTGGATTCTACAGAGTCGTCTTGGCAGTTTTCGCAGAGAACTCCATCCATGTCAAATAGACAATGTTTTGATATAATATCTCTTGCAAAATTCCACTCAAACGTATGAAAAAAAGATGGAAAAACCTGATAGTTGGTGTCCAATAAATTGCTTTGTGTTTGGCTGCAATATAGTGCGCCATATTTTATATTCAAGTGACTGTGGTTTTTGAGAAGTTCCCTAGTCTCCCTGATTGTGTGTCCACTCCAAGACGTGTCATCTACAACTAATATGCTGGGTTTTTCAGGGCTAGTGTTTATTGGCCTAGATGTTTTAAGTCTGAAGTAGTCAGCGTTCCCTTTGATGACATTTTCTATGGGGACTATTGGTATATTTAAATGGTGACCGATAACCCCAGCTATAAAGCACCCAGACCTCGGTAGTCCGCAAACGTGGGTAACAGGGAAGGTTATTTCCTTGCACCAGTTTTTAATGTCAACAACTGCATCTGCATAAGACTTAAAGATAACATCGCTGTCAGTCATTATCTCCGACGATTCTTTTTGCGAAAGTAAAATTTCGTATGTTCCTTCGCCTACCTTTTTTTCTAGGTCTGAATCGCTACTCTCGATAGTGTGTTTAAAAGGGGAAGATTTCAACACCTTAAAAACATTAGTTCTATTCATGTCGTCCATATAGGGTCTTCCTATGACATATAAGTTATCGGTAATCCTAGCTAGATTTTCGAGTGTGTCTTTCAATTTTTTGGCATCACAGAAGTGCTGAAAACAAAAAAGAGCAAATACTATATCAACCTTCTTATTAAACCCTGCTATGTCTGGGACTACCTCAACGCCTTTTAGGTATTCCTCCCCTTGAAACTCCACACATTTTTCCAATACGGCAGGTAGATCATATGCGTAAAGCTTTTTTGATATAGCTTTGAAGTATGGGAAGTTTCGACCAATCCCACACCCAAAATCTAGGACGGAATCAAACTTCCTGTCTATAAGCATAGGTTTTGATATTGGTAATGTTTCTACAGCCCTGTGTCCTTCGCAGAATAGATTGACAAGGGCGCCTTTATCCTCTACTTTTTTTACTAGATCGTTCCAGTTAACCATTAGTTTTCCCGACTGAGACACCTCTCTTAGCTGAATATCTATTTGGGTCTGCTAAGCCACTGTCTAGTTTTCTTTTTTCTGTTATATAAAAACCTCTTTCGTCTTCGCACTTCACTTTTCCACCCTCTAGTTCCTCAACTACCATGTCTGCGTGTGAGCCAAACCAGCTCTTGGTGGTAATTGAAGTTCCCGTCACATGCTTGCGACCTACTCTTGCTCTAGCCATTTTTAATCCTTCAAATATTTAGGAACCAATTCTTCCAGTTTTTCAATTACTATTGACTTCATTGCTATACCAATCAGCGGTAGCTTTAGCCTCGCTTCAACATCCTTCTCTGCAAGTAGGATCTCACCAGAGAGCTTAAAACCCCCTATACTAAAGTTGAAGTACACGATATTTTTACCTTCTTTAAACTGTAGGTCAGAACCAAGAAATTCATCTTCTACTAGCTCCTCAAGTGCTATACGGACTCTACTTGCTAGCTTGGCTCTATCGTTTATATCGTGGCTAAATTTTACTACCGCTGTAGGCATAACTCACTCCTAGAATGGAGCTGCTTCTTCTTCTGTTTGCTGAATGCTTACAGAAGATTGGCCGGGATTTGGGCCGAGAGAAATCTCATCAGCCATAACACAAACTGAATTGCGAGGATTGCCATTTTTATCCTCATACTCATCGACCTTGATCTTGCCCTGAACGGAAACCAATCTTCCCTTCGTCAAGTGGTCATTAAGACCTTCAGCCATTTTACCGAAACACAAAACGTTTAAGAAAAGTGTTTCATCGTTTCTTCGGTCATTTACTGCTAACCGAAATTTACTCATGGAGGTGCCTTTTTTAGTGACGCTTTGTTCTGCGTCTTTTGTCAAACGGCCACAACCTAACCAAAAATTAACATTCATATTAAAGCTCCAATGCTGAACGTACCTTACCTCTTACTACTTGGCTATGACCTCGATTAGAGTGGTTTGTCGTAGCCTGATACAAATTTTCTGAAAAAGTTTTTGACAAGCCCAATGCTCGCCCTGCTCTCAATGTGTCACGCTTTGTAGTTCCATAGGAACCATGACCTTCTGCGAAGGCTACAGCGGTGACTGGGTTAAAATTAATACCTTTTGCTTTACCTCGTCTACCTTCTCCGGTGATTACGTTCTTAGCGTTAATCGAGAATTGGTAGGTAGATGAAGACAAAGAAGAAAGGCTTTCGTAAAATTCATTGATACCCATATCAACTCCTACTTAAAAGTGCTTCCAAAGTTTACCGGCTCTGAGGTCGGATTTGCTTTTTCTGCGGGTTTAGTTTGATTAAGCTCTTCAATGCACTCTTGAAGATAGGCACTTAATCTAGTAATCTCTTGTTCGATCTGAGCTTGTTGCGCTCTGAACTCATCAATTTTTGCCTGCACATTCTTAAGATGTGCTTCGGCCATGTCGTTTAGTGAAACCATTTTAAACTCCTGTTTTGTGTCTGTTATATTATAGTCAATACCGAGGCTCGGTACACTCAAAATCTTATTTTTTTCTAAATTCATACCAAAGTAAACCTAGATTAGCTAGGCCGTAAGAAAACCACATCAGGGCATGTGGGTAATCCTTGTCTTTTAGGCACGATGCACATGTCACCCAGTACAGCAATGTTGTTGTTCCTATAGCGTAAACTGCCATCAGCTCATCCCCATCTTATCCTTGTTGAAAAAGAACCATCTCTTGTAGTGGTCAACCTCTCCCTTGTGTTTATGTACATAAGCTAAGTAGCCCATTAAATTCTCCATCGAATCAAATATGTGTTGATGAGGGAGCATAAAGAATAGCCAGTTCGGAGCTGCGGCCTTGCCCTGCTGGCACCAGATAAGAACAGGTTTCTTCTGACTATTAGCTACAGCGATCTCTTCATAAGTACCACAGGCGTGTACATCTGTATCTACGCTTACGATCAAGAAGTCTGATATGTCAACACATCTCAAGTCTAAGGTTCGTATAACAGAGTAGTCATCTCTTATCTGTTGGAAGTTGCCCTCTACCTTTAATCTTTCGATACGCTCTCTCGTTCCCTTGTCCTCTTTGCCGATCTCTGACGGTTTATCGCAAGGGTTTAATACTATTACTCCCATTCTTTCAAGTAGCGGTGTGATTTTGTCTCTCCATCCAGCGCCTCCATCGGGAACTCTGTCCATAGCGCCAGCCAAGTAAGTTCTCATGCCTTTAAGTCTGTTCATAACCTGCCTCTAAAAATTGCCTAGTCTCTTCAAAATTCTTAACCCAAAATGCGTGAAACACATCTAGTTTACTGTATATTGGATAATCATTTCCATTCTCCTGACATGCGTCACCGAAGAAAAACACTTCTCCGTCCATGTCCTCTAGCACTTGTGATTTGTCTTTACCTTTGGGGTATATGTCTATACTTATTTGTCCACCAATGGCAAAATCTATATCTGGATAATCAGCGGACAGTTTCTCAACTATATACTCTCTTTCTTTCCACTGTTGATCCCATTCGTGATAATATTCTCTTTGTTCTTGTGTGCAGTCACGGCCTATGGTTGTCATATTTGCCATACCAATCCGCTTTTCTATATTTCTTTCGGCTGTTCCATTCCATACGCTCTTTCGGATTTGGTGCTTAACAGACTGCTCTAGCCCTCCAGAAAGCTCCCATTCGCTCTGTTTAATAAGCTGACCGTCAATATATAACTGATTTCCACAGTTTTGATAAGAACCGTCAACGGAGTGCCAAATGGCAAGTCCGACCTGCTCTATAGTTTTTTGTTTGTCTGATCCAGTTACTAGAAAGACCTTTTCGTCCTCACTTTTGTTACGCAACATTCTCATGAAAAAATGTTTGAATTCATTTACCATTGGCTGACGATGAGGCGTTAGTGTTCCATCTACATCAAATAAAAAGTTTTTCATAGCTTATCAGTCCTAAATCCGTCACAGTTTATTTCTATAAGTCCACAGCCCTCGCAGAGAACCATTACAGCTTCGTCTTCTTTGCATAGCCCAACAAAATCATTTTTGTCGGCATACTCTTCTCCAAATAGTTCATAGGTACAACTGAAACAAAAGTCTGCCATGTTAATAGTCCTTGCAATCTTCTTTTAGCTGATCTAAATTTCTGGATAAACATTTTATAGCCTTATTAATATTGTAGCCCAAGTATAAAGCCCAAGCCGCTGAAGTTCCTGTTATAGTCCATAAAATAATTGCTATAGTATCCATCATATTTTCCTTTATTATAAACCTCAAATGGCTACGACTTTTTTGCGACATATCCGCATACATCAGATAATACAAGTAGACTTGGTAGGACTCGAACCTACGACAAAGGGATTATGAGTCCCCTGCTCTAACCAACTGAGCTACAAGTCCATAAAGCCCGCGCAGGGCGTTAATTAGTTAATTGTAATTACTTTCGGCTGCTTTTCTTCTGGCACAACTTGTTCCAGAGCTACCGTTAGTAAACCGTCTTTGAAGTCTGCTGAGATAACCTCAACATACTCTGCAAGGCTAAAGCTCGTCTTAAACTTGCGTTTAGCGATGCCTCTGTGAAGATGTTGCCTATCCTCGTTATCAGGCTCACCTGAGCCTTCAATGGATAGAGTCGCATCCTCAACGACCACTTTTATGTCATCCTTGCCGTAGCCAGCTAAAGCTACCTCGACAAGTGTTTTCTCTCCATCCCTAATGACATTATAGGGTGGAAAGTTTTGTTTACCGCTATTAAGACGACGATGTAAATCCTCAAACCCAATAGCCCTATCAAAAAAGTGTTGCATTAAACTATTCATAATAATTCTCCTTTCTAAGCGAGAAATATGCCACCCGATAAGGCGTGGCGTTTACCCTGCGCGGGCAAGTGACCTCTAGGGGAATCGAACCCCTATTGCCAGCGTGAAAAGCTGGAGTCCTGACCGTTAGACGAAGAGGCCAAGTCCTACTTATAGTAGCCTTTCTTATCCATACTATCTACTCTTGGTTTTACAGTATGTTTATAATAATATTTGAATTGCTTATACAAATCTTTGATCTGCTTGAACGCTTCCTCTTCCGTTATCTTTCCACCTTGCTCTAAATCACATATGATGGACATATGTATATTAAAAGCTCTGAATGGATCACGATACTGCTCAAATATTATTTCATCCATTATGGAATCCTATTTTGTTTTTGCTTGCGTTTGAATCAATAACTTCCAAAATATCATCTTCTGAAAACCAGTCTCTAACCCTAGCCTCACCAGACCACCAAGCACATTCATACTGAATTACGTTTGATGCGTGGATTGCCACAGTAACAATCTTAGCAATTAGATCGTTATCATTCAATTTTACCTTTGTTCCTACTTCATAAATATTCAATGTGTTAGTCATTCTTCAACTCCTTAATTTTTTTTCTCAACTTGGCAACAGTTGCCTCAAGCTCTTTTTGTCTCTTCCATTGTTGTTGATACCTAAACTCCCATTTTCTTTCTGCTTTTGTGAGCTTGGCTTCAAATTCATTTTTGTATAAATCGTCTGACATCAACTCCTCCTGTTCCATTTATTTCTAGCTTCTACCCAATCTTCGGCAGACCCACTGGCTCCACCACAGTCATCACACTCGTACCAATAAAGCCCTATACTACCCAATGCTTCTGCTTGTGGATGCCCGCCGCAGAATGGGCAAGACAGTAGTGTATCTTCTGTGAATTCTACTACGTCTATATCGTGTTCGCCACATCTGATACACCAGATCGGCTTGTTATCTACGTCTACAACACGGTTGCAACATTTTATTAAATATTTCATCTGTTAGCCACGCATATATTAAAAACATTATAATGGAAGTTAAAGGTGGAAATTGAATAGTAAGTAGTAGAGCGAGTACAAATATGTCACGGGTTCTGAGACTGGGTATTTTACGCCCTTCCATAGTCATCCTCAATGCGAATAATATCATCCTCAATACACTCACCACTTTGAACTTCTACAAAGATAAGCGGTTCATCCGTTTCGTTTGTTATCCTGTGAACCTCTAGCCTTCCTATATTGATGGTATCTCCTTCTTCAACAGGCCACTCTGACGCACCAACCTGCATTAACCCTTGCCCCTTGATGATCTTCCACCACTCGCTTCTATGGCGATGCAACTGCAAGCTGAGCCTGCTGTTCGGGTTGACAGTTATCTTTTTTATCTTTACGTTAGGCTCGTCTAAAAGAATCTTAAAATTACCCCACTTTCTAGTCTCTTCAGTATCATCTCCAGAATGGCCTGTTTCGGGTACCAAGAATACTAAATCTTCCTTATCTACTTCTTCAAGGATAGGGGATAACCTACCACATTGCCGACAGTGGGTGTCATTGAATTTTTCAGATACTATGTATCCACAGCACTGATATTTATATTGCTTCATCATAATTTTACCTCAAATGTTACTAATTGTTCGCGCGTTATCCGTCTAGTTTGCTTAGGACAAGTGGTCATA